GGTCCGAATGGACCTTGCTCAATCACTGCAATGCGAGATTTAACAGCTTTACGCTGCGATCAAACATTGTATACGACCATAAAGGACCTGATGGCAATTACTTGCCCAGGTCTGTTTATGGACCAGTACGAGTCTCTACAAGGAGTGTGAAAACACTCCAAACTAGTCCTGCTAAGCGACAAAGCGTGTAAAACACGTGTCATTGCTATTGCAGACTGGTGAAGCAATGTAGCACTTTCTGGAATCCATGATTCCTTTATGAAAGCATTACATCGTCTTCCTAGTGACGTAACGTTTAGACAAAGCGACATACCTAAGTTTATTAGTAACTTAGGCAACCACCTGTTTAGTGCTGATATGACAGCGTTTACGGACAGATTCCCAATAGTATTGGAAAGAGCTGTTGTAAACAAAGCATACGGTGCTACAATAGGTAGGTTATGAACACAGATCCTCACAATGCGTACGTTCAGTCACCCTAAAGGTGATGTGAAGTATAATTGTGGAAACCCCATGGGCGTCTTAAGCTCATGGCCTGTATCGACTTTTACGCACCACGTAGTTAAACACTACTGTGCATGAAAGCTCGGTAAGTCTCACTACAAGTATTACATACTTGGTGATGATACTATCGATTCCGATAAGGAAGTCTACGATTTGTACGTAAGTACTATCGAAAGACTAGGTGTTCATTTGTCCCGCTCGAAGTGCACTCAAAGCTTACAAGGCTATGCCGAGTTTGCTAAGAGACTCTTCAGCCCCCAAGGAGAGATCACCGGATTACCGGTTCACCTCTTGGAAGGCATCATGCGAAAACCCGAACAAGTTCTAGAACTTGTTAGGATTTGCAGAGAGCGGGGGTACGAGGATAAATACCTCGGCCCGTGTTTGGCTTCTCTATTATCTAACCACAAAGATGGAAAGATGATAGCAGACATGCTGACTCTTCCCGAAACAGTGACAGGTGCACCCCCTTTAGGAGGGCTCACACCTGGAATCTGAGCCCAGCAATTGCTGGACCTCGAAGAAGAACAGCTCAAAAGACTCCTTGAAATCTCAAGGAATTACGTCTTTTGGACTACAGCCATAGGGTCTAATAAACCCTATGTGCCAAACAAAGTCTGTCAGGTAGAAATAAAAGAGGACCACCCATTGCTGATCGCACTTAGCGACCAAGCAATGAGTTACCTTCCGGAAACGGAAGATGAGTACTCGATATATAACGAGTGAATGAAAGGCAATTACCGAGAAATGGCAATAGTGCCATCGATCGACACGTATCGTTATTACAACAAGGGGCATTACGCCACCAAGTGTAAATACGATGTTTTACGTGCTCTCCTGAAATTATCAGGAGGTGATTGCAACATTCCTTTACATCGCCCGATAAAGCTTAGCAACTTTGAGTTGTTTTGCTTATCGTTCCCAGCAGAAAGTTCTGCATAGAACCAACTTACCTCATAGGAGGCTCGAAGGGTCTACCCGGG